TAACTCCCAATTCTCTCAAGAAATCTCTTTGTCTTTCTCTAGCCTCTTCTTGTCTCTGCTTTGCTAATTCAGATCCAGCAATACCTAAAGCCGCTCCACCTAATGCAGCAAGAAGAATAGGATTTTTTGCAACGAGTAATCCAAGTTTTAATAAAAATTTACCGACAGTTCCCACTACAAAATTAACTAGTTTACCAAAGGGTGTGAAAAAGTAAGCTAATGCCCCTAAAACAGCAGGCCAATAGTTTCTTAAAAATTGCTGTGTTGCAGCTATTTTTTCTTTATTATTTGGATCAGTTAAAAAATTATAAAGTGTATTAATTAATCCGCTTAATAATGTAATTTTTAAAAATTTCTTTAATTTTTCAAAAAACCCACCAATTTTACCTGTTTCTTTTTTTAAATTAAAAATAAAAATTTTAGATTCTTTTTTACCCTCAATCCTATCTTCTCTATCTTTTTTATTCTTTGCCTCTAGTTGTTTTTTATCTTCTTTTTGATCTTTCTTTTCTAACTTATTATCTTCTCGAATTACTTCAATGAGTTCATCAATTTTATCGCCAAATTCTTCTCCGACTATATCAACATTATCAGGAATTATCTTTTTAGGATCTATTTTAACTTCTATTGGTTTAGCAACAACAGGAGGAGCACTAGGTAATCCAGGTGCTTGATATCTCTGTCCTTTTAAAGGATTGGAAAAAGTTTTTGTTTTAAAAAACTTATCAGTATCAATCTTACCACTACCAGTATTATCTTCTCTGATAGATTTGAGAAGATCATCTAAATCCTTCCCTCCTTTAGAGTCATCATCTTCTTCTCTGATTGACTTTAAAAGATCGTCTAGATTCATTACCCTTGCTGCTGTTGCATTTTAAGTTTCTCTTCTTCCAAATGAGATCTTAGAAGTTCAACGTAAACATCTCTCTCCCAAGGTATCATATTTTCAATCTCTGTTAATGAGTATTTATGGAACTGAATCAAAGAAAAATTTAATTTATAGTAACTCTCCAAATTCATATGGGAGAGTGCTAAGCGAAAAAACTAGAGAGTCCCTCAAGAACAACCTTGCCTTTCTTTTTAGTCTTTGGATTTAACACTTCAACTTCATGACTAAGTTTAGGCATAGTTGTAAAGAACTTTTCAATTTGCTTAAACTGTGCTGAATTCATTTGCTCTAAGAAATCAGTGATTTCTTTTTTAGTAAAGTCTTCAGATGTCCAAGCCTCATCCTCAGATACTACTTTATCAACACAAGATGCTATTAAATCAAAAGATTGATCTACTTGATTTTCCTCTCCAAAATCAAAATTGTTTTTTACAAATTGATTTAGTGAGGGATATCTCATCTCCATCATCAATTTATTATCAATCTTGATTTGATTTGAATGTTCTTTATCTTTTGATACTTTAATATCATCGATGTTGATTTGAACTTCAGCATAAGTTTCTCCATCATCAGGACAGAGAACACTTACTTCGATATCCTCACCAACAGACTTACCGCGAATATTGAGGAACAAATATTCAATATCAAAAGTAGGTAGAGTCTCTACTTTAATACCGCGAGTCTGAATGCAATCTTTGAGAACTGCTTTAATAGCGTTGGTGATTTCTTTTGTATCGTCGCTCTCAAGTGCAAGAACTAATAACTTTTCTTCTTTAACAAGGAAAGGACGAAATCTAATTGTTTTTCCAGTCGAAGGCAACTCCAACTCATAAGTTGGTGTTGAAATTTTTGGTAAAGGCATGATATGTTATTCAGTATGAGTATTTATTAGGATCCAAGAATGTTAGGCCCAAAATCTCTTCCTCCTGCTTCTTCAAGTTGTTCAGCAAGTTGTGCAAGAGTTGGCCTTCCATCAGCAATCGTAACTGGTAATGTGCTTCCGTCAGCTCTTTGGAGATCTAGTTTTTGCGTTGCTGCTCTTTGAGTATTCACAATGTATCGAGAGAAGTTAAAGTTTACGGTACATACAAGCACCTGAGATGCATCATAACTCAAGGGCATTGTATTTATTGATATCGGATAAGCATTTAAAAATGTATATTCTAAATTTCTATTTGCATAATTTTTTTCAAATTTTCTAATATAAATTTGAGATTTATATTCATCAGGAAAGTTTACTCTGTAATTATAGTTATTATTTTCTAATTTTTTGTTAGATGTATCCTCATTAACTATAAATTTAATCCAGTTTTCAAAAAGAAGTATAGGGGTATATTTTGTGTCAACATAAAATTCAAATGATGATATCCCTGAATATTGTCTTCTATACACATGTCTTTCTGTTACACCAGTAAAATCATTTAACTGTTCATGAGTTGCCAAGTTGGTTTCAGGAAGTGCAGCCGCTCTACAAGACAAACTAATTTTTTCCTCTTTTGAAGAATTTAAACTTCCACCAACTCCACTTCTACTAGCCATCCAATTTTTTACAGCAGTAGGAAATACGAATGTTGTTTCGTAAGTTGATGTTAAAGATGGATTAAGTATGTTTGCCTTTAAATCAGCAACATTTCTTGCTCTTGGGTTTGGCGTTGCCATCTAAATAGTTTTTACCGTATATATTATGTATGGGAGTTAGTAAGAAAAGTATTTACCGCCCCTCCAATCCTCAAAAATATAAAGGTAATATTAATAATATAATTTGTCGTAGTAACTGGGAAAGACAGTTCTGTGTATGGTGTGATAAAACTGATGCTATTCTTGAATGGGGAAGTGAAGAGTTTTTTATTCCATACATTTCACCAGTTGATAGAAGAGTTCATCGTTACTTTCCAGATTTTATAATTAAAGTTAGGGAAAGTAATGATCAAATTAAAACTTATGTTATTGAAGTGAAGCCTAAGAGAGAAACTATTCCACCTACCATTGGTAAAAAACAAAGGAAGACTCTTATCAGAGAGAGCACTACATATGCTGTAAATCAGGCAAAGTGGAAAGCAGCTCGCGAGTGGTGTGCAGACAGGAGAATCGAGTTTAAGATTATTACCGAAGACGAATTAGGTATCCGAACTTATGGCAAGAAGAGCTAGACGAAGAAGATCAGGTGGCCCTTCTTATGAGGAAGTCAAAGCACAAATTGATGCAAAGGAGGCAGAAAAAAAACTAAAACGTGTGCAAAGACAAACTACTGATGAATTTCAGTTTGAAGAACAAGTAGGAGACAATCGTATAGAACCTGTTAAAGATTCTATCAGAGATTTAGGTGATCCTGAAGATATGATGACTGAGATTATGAGTGTTCTAAATGAAACTGTAATCATTCCTGATCCTGGTGAAGTCTACACCTATGTCTATAATGCAAAAACTCCAAAACTTAAATATGATCAACATCCTTTAGTTGCAGTGTCTGGTGTATATCAATGGGGATTTAGCGGACTTAACTTTCACTGGAATCAAGTAAGAAACTATACCTGGAATGAGATACCAGGAAGTTTACACCTTGTAAGAATTAGTGAACTTCAATCACTTCTTGATATTCCTTATGCATATTATCTCACTAACCTCTGATAAATAGAAAAAAACCCTCTTAAAATGTCTGAACGTTTAGAAAGTAAGAATTTTGTTTTTGAAGGTAAAACATATAGGACGGTTACAGTTATTGAGAATGGTAAACCTGAACCGAAAAAAACAATTCTTCGTAGGGTTATTTCAAAAAGTGAATATGATAAGATTTTAAAGGATGATGGTGCTACAGAATTGTCAAAATCTGATTCTGGCACGACTTATCTAGTTAATATAGGAACAGTTAATGGGCCTATTAAATCACAAGGAAAGGATTTTGTTTATACACAATATGCAGACAATGATTTCAAAAAACTTATAAGCCAAACTGGTAAAAATTCACTTACAAAAAATTTAAACTCTGGATCTATTGAAATTATTAAAGATACTTTAAATTTAAGTAGAAAAGAAGTAAGAGAATTTTATCCTGAGTATGCCAATACATTAGGAGAAAATGTTGTTGAAGGTATAAAATTTGCTTTAAATGATGAAAAAGTGCCTTTAAGTTTTACTACTAATAGAAGGAGAAAGACATACGAGAATCTTTTTTATCCTGAAGATATAGCAAGTTCAAAGCAGGATAGAATAAAATTTGGTATGCGTTTTATTTCAGGTAGAAGAGATATAAAATTTGACTTGGATGCATCCAATCCATTATTCATTGGTAATAGAAACACAGAGAGAATAGAGGGATCTGTAACACTTCCAATTCCAGGAGGAATATCTGATCAAAATCGTGTAAATTTTGATGATGATAGTTTAGATATGTTTCGTGCGGCAAGTGCTGGTGCAGTTTTAAATCCAGGTGGTGCAGCAAGTGCTGTAGGAAATCTTTTGAGTAATTTTATTAATGCAAAACCAGAGGAACTTCAAGAGGCTCTTACCTCAGATAATGCAAAAAATATTATATCTGCATTAAGATTAGGATTAGCGGGGCAAGTTTCTGGATCAAATCTTTTTTCAAGACTTGG